ATGAATCCCCTTATAAAGTCTGCTCAGACCAGCATCACGAACCAGATAGGTCAGGTTAGCATAGTTGAGGTTGACATTGCTTGCAGGGTATCCAGGGTCAAAGGTTATGCTATTGGCAGCAAATACAACATTGTGTGTGAAAATATCGCTACCACGCAGGCTGGCAACCACACCCATGGCAGCTGCACCAAAGGTGCTGTGACCGCTGACTAGCTCAGGGAATGGTGGACTCTGATCTGTTATGGGACCAAAACTTACCCAGGTATTGCCCAGGATGTTGGCGTTACCGCCAGTACCTGCGCTCCAGGCATTTATGTATTGTCCACGATACTGATTGCGAATCAGTGTTATGTTTCGGATGCTCTGATAGTGGTACTTGATATCCCAGGCTGCTATGCCTGCATCCATCATGGCCGCCCCAACACCATAGAACAGTTTTACGTCCTGATCCAGACTGTTGTTGTCAACGGTGCTGACGTCCCGAGCTATGCCCAACCACTGTCCTGGTGGGCTTTCGGTACCTGGACCACGCGCAAAGTACTCGGCTATGGCCTTGCGTTCGTCGGTAAGATTGGCGCTGTAACCCAGCACTTCATCAATCTCGGCCTGGGTTGGGAAGTAATGTAGGTTGGCTCTGTGTATGGTGCCGTGACCCATGACCATGGGCCGTACTCGGCCCCAGTGTGGCACAAATGGTGTTTGAGTTACGCCATTGACTCTGAGTGGCAACCATTTCTTACCTGAGCTGTCAGCAGCATCCCAGACAGCCTGGTTGACTGAATCATCGTCCAGATTGAATACATTGCTGGCTACGTATCCCGTGGTGTCGGCATAGTTTCCAATCTGATTGGCACCATCATTGTAGTGATAGTCCAGGATGATGTTGGCTATGCGTGAGCCCAGGTTGGCGGCTCGGATAACCAGACTTGGATTGGTACTCAGAGCTGGCAGACCGTTACCTGAATCATATAATGCCTGAGCAATTATAGCAGTCTGACTACTGAACAGGTTACTCATGACCGTAAAGGCTGCTTCACTGACTGCGGCTATCTGGCACTCTATGGTGCGTGTGCTGTCATTCTGACGCTGTTGCCAGTCACGAAGCTCGGGTATGTCCAGGCTTACACGGGCATCTTCGGGGTCCTGTAAACAGGCCCAGGCATTATACACGGCTTCGAAGGTAATGCCCGAGCCTCGGGTATTTACTGGCGGTGGCAGTCTCGTGGCTGTGAATACGTCTATGAGTGCATTGGCCCAGACACGTACAGGGCGGCGTGAACTTGCTGGTGTGGTATTAGACATTTCTTATCCTTAGAACCTTACTATGTTCTGACCAGTTAGTTGCCAGACTTCATTTTCCAGCTTTTGCAGTATGGCACGTGTTCGGGCAGGTATGATCCAGGTTCCGCTCTGTGTATTGCCTGTGTTGTAGATGCTGGTCTGGGCATTCAGAACATCCAGTGTGACACCTGTATTCGCAGTCTGCACCACAATCTCAGTGCCTGTAGTAAAGTTTACGGTGCTGACATTGGGAACAACAATGGTGGCATTGCTGGCATAGACAACGTTTCCATCATCTAGCATGCTCAGTGTATATGTTGAATTGCTGACAGCATTGACTGATGGGCGAACAGCATCACGTGCTCGGGCACTGGTAAAGTATAGATTGGTACCTTCGGCAATGTCTGTGGTTGTTGTACCTGTGGGCACAATCACAGTAGCCTGTCCAGTAACACCAGGCATGACGGTAACAACGCCCTCTACTACTCTGATCACGCTGGCATCGGATGCGGTATTTGCTTCGACGTCGTAGATCCAGCGCCCAGGTTTGAGACCAGCAGTAACATTGGCCGCCAGGCTCAGGGTAATCTCGCCCTCGGCGGCATCAGAAACCGTGGCAGTAATGCTGACAGCATTGGCGCTGTAGTAACTGCGTCTGAGCTGCGCTCGTACGTCATAACCCGCAAGACTGATATTGGCCTTGTTGGAGTCTATGTAATTGACCTTTTGCGAAAGAGTCGCGCCCTGGTCCAGGCTGAAGTCTAGATATCGTGCCAAGATTTTCTCCTAGGAACAACGATATTTATATCTAGCTTTGTATGAGCTCGTCGACGAAAGTCAGGAGCAGCTGATGGTGTCTTTTCTGATGCCAGCGGTTTTTTAGGAACTTCTTGTCGTACCAGTATTTCTGGCTTTCAGGATGACAGCCTATGAGTCCTATGTTGCCCTGTATGATGGCCTGTGGATCGCCATTGTCATAACTTGATATAGTTCGGAACTGCCCCGAGCCTACATAGGTACAGCCGTCATAGAAGAACATGTCCTCGGCTGAGTCGTTCCAGGTTATGCTGGCTGTTGTGGCAAAGCTTCTGCGGACGTCGGCTCGGGGACGTTTTATGTACTGTACAACGTCTATGTCTTCCAACAGATCAAAGTACCAGGGGCCAGCCCAGTAAGCACCCATGCAAATGCCCAGGTACTTACCACCAGCCTCGATATAATCAGCCAGCATGTTACCCTGGCGTCTGGTAAAGAAGTTGTAGTGTGTATGACTATCTCCAATGCCACCAGGGAACATTACAGCGTCATAGTCTCTGAGTATAACCTTGTTGAACTGATCTTTGGTAAACAGGTCTATTCTATAGTCATCACCCAGAGCTTCAGTCATGCCGTTGCAGCAGTCTATGCTGCATTCGGGGTGATGATTGAACAGTGCTAGTTTATGCTGCAATTAGTCCTCAGACATGTCCTGATTGACACGCCAGTTCAGAACACCTTCATCCAACCAGATACGCTTCAGTCTCTGAATGTCTGTGTACCAGCGTTCATGTATATCAGACTGATGGTCCAGCATCTGGTCTTCGGCGATCCATTGACCGCCGTTGTTGTCATCCTGATGACAACGCCAGCAAAGTATTTCTCTGTAGGTTTTTCTTTTCATGTTTAGGCCGCCCAGACATCGCCCCAGGTGCCAGACAAAGCGCCTTTGGCATAGTCTGTGGCTCTGTTCTCGAAAAAGTTAGTATGCACAGGTGCATTGATCATTTCTTCGATCCAAGGCAGGGGATTCTTCTTGACCTTGAAGATACCCTTGAGCCCCAGACTGATTAGTCTACGATCTGCAATGTACCTGATATAGGTTTTGACCTCATCGGCTTCGAGTCCGCGCATGGGACCCATCTTGTAACAGAGGTCAATAAACTTATCCTCGAGCTCAACCATTCGTTCCGCAATACTGTATATACGACTCTTGAGATCATCATTCCAGATCTCTTTGTTTTCGTCTATGTAGGTGCGGAACAGCTTGATCATGCCTTCGGTATGCTGAGTCTCATCGACTATGCTCCAGGTAACAATCTGTCCCATGCCCTTCATCATGCCATGGCGTGGGAAGTTCAGGAGCATGATGAATGAGCTGAACAATTGCATGCCTTCGGTAAATGCACTAAAGGCTGCAATGTGCGTGGCTGTACTAGCAGCATCACCATTGCGACTACTCAGATCCAGGATGTAGTCGTGCTTCTCACGCATCTCCTCATAGTCCAGAAACTCATTATAGATTCTATCTGGCATACCCAGACTCTCAATGAGGTGACTATAAGCAGCTACATGCAGGGCTTCACGTGCAGCAAAGCCCAGCAGCATCATTCTTACTTCGGGCTGCTTGAAGTATGGTAGGTAGTTCTTTACATAACCACCTGCAACATCTATGTCTCCCTGTGTAAAGAAACGAAAGATGTTGGTGAGAAAGTATTTCTCTTCGGTGGTTAGTCTGTTTTTCCAATCTTTGACATCTTCTAGCATTGGGACTTCGGTATGCAACCAATGACTCTGTTCATGTTTCAACCAGGCCTCATAGGCCCAGGGATACTGAAAAGGTTTGAAGCTATTACGATCGTCGGTTAGTTTTAGTTTATCTTTCTTGGGAGCCATTTATTGATCTTCTTCGTTTATCCATTCTAGTAGTTCTACTTCTTTGAGTAATCCAGTATGACGTTTTATTTCTTCACCGCTGGTACCGAACATAATCATGGTTGGTACTCCACGAACACCATAGACTCTGGCGGTTTTCATACCGTCATCGCTGTCAATGTCTATGCGTTCAACGGGCATGGTCACACGTGAGCCAAGTTGTTTGAATACGCTGTTCTGTATCTGGCAAGGGCCACACCAGGCAGCTTCAAATTTGAATATCTTCATGATCACCTCCTGTTATTCGGGAAATTCCTGAGCCTGTCCTGTTCTTTGTCGTCTCTCTCTAAATTTTCTAAGCCAATCAACCATCATCTTATCAGGGACACCTGCTAAGAGGAATGGAAAGATACCGTGAATTATTGCTATAGGAACCATGATAAGGAAGAACAGGCCGGCGCTTAGACTCCAGCGTGCATGTTCCCAGTATGTCTCACCAACTTTTTTGGTATGGTCGAAATCTATCATAGGGACTCCTTACGTTTGAATGGTAGCCTGCCTGGTTTCCAGGTCGGATCTACCTGACTATCAGCTTTTACTCTGTAACTCCGTACTCCATCATTATACCAGCTAGTGTTACCTACTGGATGATCTGCACCAGTGACGCCTTTGAATACTGCTATCTCAGACATCTTCTCCTTCATATAAGCTCTATGCTCATCGGTATGCGTTTTTCCCAGCATGCCGCGTGGATGTTCACCACCATTGGCATAGTACTCTTTTCTCGAATCACTGATCCTTTGTTTAGTCTCATCTGTGTGAGTCTTACCCAGGAATGTCTTCATACTCTTGTTCCTACCAGTCACATAGCCTTCCTTGAGAGTTGCTACTGCTCGAGCCCGAACCTCTGGTGTATGATTCAGTCTGTGCTTATGGATATGGTCGAAACCTCCATGGCCACCGACTGTTAGATTGTATGTCTCTGGACTGTCAACAAACTCAGCGGTTACTATCTCTCGCTCTCTGTCCAGAGCCTGTTCCCAGGTATCGAAATACTCCAGGATCTCCTTCTCGAAATTATGCTCACCATACTTGGCAATTGCCTGGGCTATGATCTTGCCTGAGCCTAGGTAGGTATCCTTTTGGTATCTAGCCTTGTGGATGCCTATGTAGTATCTGTTGTTTATCTTGTTGGTGATCTTGTAAAGGTATATGCGCATAATTGCCTCCTATACGTCTATTTATAAAGTATAGGGTTTTCACTCTGCTCCTCATATACCTGACACTCCTTCCAAGCGTCCAACGTCCTATCCAAATTGTCAACATCCCGATAGTGGTAATGCTCTAAATGTTCCTTGAGGTCCTTATAGGCATACCACT